TTTGCGACCACCGTGGCCGTCAGAAAATTGTAAACCAAAACAATTTAAAAGAAACTAAAAGTCAATGCAAGTTGTTATAGGTGTTTTCACCTAGTCATATTCTTGTAAAAATTGTGCCTTTGTCCGCGACAAATCGATAACATGATCTTCCAAATACCAGTCGCTTATGCGCTTAAGGATTAGACAATGAATATAAGAACTGGCATAGACCTTGCTGAGAGAAAGAGAGAGAGAGAGAGAGATGCCCTTGGTCAGCAACCCACGCACGTTTTTGATGTTGGCTCGGCCAGGGCGCGGGGGCGAGAGATTGGGCGCCACACTTACCAGGTCAATTACACCGGCCTGATCTCACCAACGGCGCGCCTTCACCTGTACGAGCAGATTTATAAGGCGGCAGGAAACAGAACACTGCTCGAAATCGGTTATCGAGCGATCTGGTTCAGCGATCCAAGCACTGATGACAGCTACGCCGGCCCTAAACAGACCCTAGAGCGCTTGGCGTATGGCACGGTGGGGGTTTGGGTTAGCCCACCAGAGAAATACCAAAAAGCCCTAATTCGCGCGCAGAACTTGGGCAAATACGGGATCGTTAGGATTGTTTTTCCGCTGGAGCTGTTGGATGCGGCCCTGGCGTTTTGCGAGCTTCAACGGCGGCATTGATGATGAGCTGGCTGGCGGCGGCGAACACCTGGGCGCGCAGCAGATGGTCATGCTTGGGCAGCAAGTCCATCAGGGCATCTAGCCCATTTCCCGAAATCCTCTGAACTTCTTTTTCCGGTTGTTCCTCACCGGTTAGCAACCACAGACGGGAGACGCCCAAGTAAGCGGCGGCTTTTTCGTTGTTGATCGCAGACAGCTTGCGCTCAAGCCCATCACTACTAGTCAGAACCATTCCCACAGCTTGAGGGGATACGCCCATTGCGGTTGCGAGTTGACGGCGCGTGCGCCCCGCTCGATTGAGTGCGTCTTGGAGGCGTTCGCCGTAGGTCATTGCATGATTATGCACCTGTTTTGAAAGATTTCTTACCTTTTCTGACCAAAGCTGGCAAATAAAGCAAAAATATTTGCAAGGTAAAACAAGCTACCTTACAATAATCGAATGCAAAAACAACACGCAATCGATCTTTTGGGTGGGTCTGTCTCAGCGGCGGCCAAAGCAATCAACCGCACGCCGCAGGCAATTTCCCAGTGGCCTGACCCACTTAGTCCTGGCCTCATCGACAGGGTCCACGCGACTTTGTACCGGCAGGAAAAGCTCAATCCCCCACAGACAAAGGAGGCAAAGCATGGAACTGATGCACCTAGCCAGGACTTCTGACCCTATCACGAGCCACCTGGCCGCGCAGAGCGTGGGCCAATTCTCTGGCATCCATCACGAGCAGATTCTGGATTGTCTGAAGAGGCACGGTCCGCAGGGCAAGGATGCCATTGCTCGATTGACAAACATGAATGGCTGCGCCGATGGCAATGCGGTGGCTAGGCGCATGAAAGAGTTGGAGCGCCAGGGGTTGGTGGAGACAACCGGCCACCTGGTCAGCTCAAAAAGTGGCCGCATGGAGCGCCAGTGGGCGTATGTCATTCCCAAATATTTGTTCTGATTTCACCTAAAACCAGGAGCGACAGATGGCAGGAGATTGGATCAAGATGCGCAGCAATTTGTGGGATGACCCGCGTATTGCCAGGCTTTGTGATTTGACCGGAGCACGCGAGGCCAGCGTAATTGGGGCTTTATTTTGGCTTTGGACCACCGCTGACCAGCACACAGAAGACGGCGTAATGCATGGTTTGACGCTTAAATCCATCGACAGAAAGACCGGATTGGAGGGCTTTGCGGACGCACTATGCACCATTGAATGGCTTGCAGAACACGCAAATGGGGTGCGCATTGTTGACTTTGAAGTACACAACGGGACGAGTGCAAAAAAGCGCGCTGACACAGCGAAAAGAGTGGCATTGCACAGGGTCTGTAACGCAGAGAGCGTTACAAAAAGCGTACAAAAGCGTACAAGTGCGTTACCTAGAGAAGAGAAGAGAAGAGAAGAGAAAGAGAAAGAGAAGAAGAATACAGGGGGAGGGGGAACAGCGCGCGCGACGCGCCTGCCCACCGACCAAGTTTTGCCCGATCAATGGTTTGACTTTTGCAAAACAGAGCGACCAGACCTCGATCCGACCAGCACCTTTGAGACTTTTCGGGACTACTGGACGGCCAAGCCAGGCCAAGGCGCCAACAAGCTCGATTGGTTTGCAACCTGGCGCAATTGGGTTCGCTCACAGCACCGTTTGCCAAATGGCAGCAAAGGCCAATTGCTAAGTTTTGCCGAGCAAGACCGCATTGCTGGGCGAAAACGATGGGAGGAGATGACCGGCAGGGTTCATCCTGACTCAGAGCGAAACATTCATGCCATCGTCAACGTGGTCGATGAATTTACAGCGATGCTTTCCAAATGAACGATCAAAAAATGACCAAAGTGATTGATCGGCTTTTTGACCGATTGGCGGCAACTTATGGCCGCGCTTGGGATGTCAACCTTGGACAAGCACCCCTGGCAGACATCAAAACCGTATGGATGCATGAACTAGGGCGCTATGAAAACTCGCTACGCCGACTTGCTTGGGCGTTAGATAACTTACCCGCAGCAGTGCCCAACGCGATTGTGTTTCGCCAGCTCTGCGCCCAGGCGCCGGACATCGATGCGCCGATGCTGCCAAGCCCAGCGGCAGACCCAGCACTGGTAGCGGCAGCGCTTGCACAGATTCCGAAAACTTTCACTAGCAACCGCGACCCTAAAGCCTGGGCTAAACGCTTGCAGGCCAGAGAGCAAGCAGGCGAGAAGCTGGGCATGGCGCAAAAGACGATGTACCGCGCTGCACTGGGGATTCAATGAATGTCCAGGTCCAACCCCGAGCTGGCGCACTTTTATCGCCAACTAGATCACCTGGTGCGCTTGGCATCAACGCCAGGGTGGAAGGAATACGCCTGGGCCAGGGCCAAGGAGCTGGAGCGGCATCCGACGGGAATGTGGGCAGGGATAGCACAAGCATTGACAGCAGAGATGCAGGCGATCAATGAGACACGCAGCAAGGGTTGACGCAAACCAGGCGCAGATCGTTGAGGCATTGAGGGCAGCGGGTGCAACGGTGTGGATTATTAAGTTGCCGGTAGACCTTTTGGTGGGATATAAGGGGAAGACGATGTTGGTGGAGATTAAGAATGGGCCTAGAAAGCGTTTAACGGTACTTCAGAGCGACTTTTTTGACAATTGGATGGGTGGGGTGCTTGTGAGGGTTGACGGGGCAGAATCGGCCCTTCAAATGCTTCGGGTTGTGGATGGTAAGGGAACTGAAGATGGGGGGAAGTGATGGCGGGTAGACCAAAGCAGCGTATGGATATTGCCAAGCTCGACACCGTGCAGAAGGATGACATCCTTCAGATGCTCCAGCAAGGGATGTCGATTGCGAGGATTTGCTATGCGCTGGGAGTGGGGAGAAGGGCACTGGACCTTTGGTTGGATATGCCCGAGAACGCGGAGCTGGCCCTGCGCGCGCGTGCGAGGGCAGCGACAGACCTTGCTTGCGAGACGCTGGAGATTGCTGACAATGCCACGCCAGAGCAAGCAAATGTCGCAAAAATACGCATTGCAAGCAGACAATGGATAGCAGAGCGCTGGAACGCGCAAGTTTATGCCCAGCAGCGTGCGCCTGCGGTGAACATCTCCATAGGCGGTTTGCGGCTGGATGCACTGCGCCACGTCGAGGTTGTCAATGACGAGTTGTCCACCGCTCAGATAGTCCAATGATGTAAGTTATGCACAAAATCCTGTGGATAATGGCAACTTCATAGGTTTTGCTTGTGCCTAAACTGTTGATAAGTGTAAGAGAACTTAACATAATGAACCTTGTATTAAGTGCAAATGGTGAACTAAATCAGATGTAATTTCATAAATCCAATGAAATCAACCACTTACATACCTTATGCACAATGTCCACAGATGGGTGTTGATAAGCCATTTCTGGGCGCTGGCAGGTGCTCGGTGCGCCTGGACCGTGGCCGTCAGACCCCCCCCTTCGCGCCAGCGGCGGGGGCGGCAGTTGCTGCACCCCCACAGCTATCGCCCCCATGATAGCCACCCCCCACCCCCCCATGCAGCAGCCCCTGCCAAAAAAAATAAAAAAAATAGAAAAAGCTGCCCCTGTTCAGCTAACCGCTGCCCCTGCCTTAACCGCTGCCCAAGCCTCAGTCGCTGGTGACAAGAATCCTTTTCTAGTCTGGGCCAAGAAGTATTACCGCAATCCCGTCCTGTTTGTGCAAGAGGTTTTAAACACCGAGCCTGATCCTTGGCAAAAAGAGTTCCTGATGCACATTGCCGCCGGTAAGAGAAGGATCAGCGTTCGCTCTGGTCACGGGGTTGGCAAGAGCACCGCTGCTGCCTGGGCGATTATTTGGTATGCGTTTCTCAGGTTTCCGGTAAAGATTGTGCTGACAGCGCCAACAAGCAGTCAGTTGTACGACGCCTTATTTGCAGAGCTAAAGCGTTGGGTGAAGGCATTGCCCCCTACCTTGGCAGACCAGTTAGAGGTAAAGCAGGACCGTGTTGAGTTCAAGGAATTTCCGAACGAGGCGTTTATATCGGCCAGGACATCAAGAGCAGAGCAACCCGAGGCGCTCCAGGGGGTTCACAGTGATCACGTCATGCTGGTAGCAGACGAGGCGTCGGGCATCCCCGAGCAGGTGTTTGAGGCTGCTAGTGGCTCTATGTCCGGCCACAGCGCGGTAACGCTGCTGTTGGGTAATCCGGTAAGGAGTAGCGGTTTTTTCTTTGACACGCACAACCGCCTTGCGGGGGATTGGACCACCATGAAGGTGTCCTGCGCGGACTCGCCAAGGGTCAGTGAGGCTTACATCCAGGAGATGAAGGTCAGGTATGGCGAGGAGAGCAATGCGTTTCGCATTCGCGTGCTGGGTGAGTTTCCCAAGTCTGATGACGATACCGTGATCCCGATGGAGCTATTGGAGATGGCAACGCAAAGGGACGTGGCGCCTAGTGTCAGTGCAAGGCTAGTGTGGGGCTTAGACGTAGCCAGGTTTGGCTCAGATAGGTCAGCGCTGTGCAAGAGGCAGGGCAATGCCGTTACCGAACATATTAAGACCTGGAAGAACCTAGACCTGATGCAGCTCACTGGCGCCATCGTCGCTGAGTATGAAATCCTGATGCCAAGCTTGCGTCCGCATGAGATTCTTGTGGACAGCATTGGCCTGGGCGCTGGTGTTGTGGACCGGCTGCGAGAGTTAAAGCTGCCAGCCCGCGGGATCAATGTCTCGGAGTCTCCAGCAATGGGCGCTACCTACAGAAACTTGAAGGCAGAACTCTGGCACAAGGCCAAGGCGTGGCTAGAGCAGCGCGACTGCACCATGCCCAAGGATGATTTGTTGATCTCTGAGCTGGCTACCGTGCGCTATTCGTTTACCTCAAGCGGCAAGATTCAGATTGAGGGCAAGGACGAGATCAGAAAAAGAGGGTTTGCCAGCCCCGACCGAGCAGATGCGTTTTGCTTGACCTTTGCAAGTGATGCGATCACCGGCGCCTTTGGCTCGATGTCAAGCAACAAGTGGGGACAGTCCATGCGCAGGAACATTCCACGGGTTGCGTAACTAAATTACTTTTTATTGAAAGACCTTATGGCTACCAATATGCGAGATATCCCTGCGCGCTACCAAGGCGCGATGAAGCAGATGATGAGTAAGACCAGCACCAAGTGTCCGCTGCCTACGCAGGACGTGACCTTGAACTTAAAGAACCGCGCCAAGGCCATCACAACGGCGGCCTACGGTCCAGAGAATCCTGATCTGCCCAACTTGGCGTATTGGAAGAAGAAGGCCGACACCTGGGACGTGAGGATTAGCGACGCCAAGCAAAGCCGCTGCGGTAATTGCGCCGCGTTCAATGTGCAGGACTCCATTAAAGAGTGCATTGCCAAGGGTATCGGTATGGAGGCAGACCCCTGGGGAACGATTGAGTTGGCAGACCTTGGGTACTGCGAAATATTTGATTTCAAGTGCGCCGCAAGTCGGACCTGCGATGCCTGGGTAGTGGGCGGCCCTAATGATGGCGATATTGAAGAAGTAGACACTAACTTAGGGGAGTGATATGAAACACGCAAAACCTGGACTCTATAGCAACATCAACGCCAAACAAGCGCGTATCAAAGCTGGCTCTGGCGAGAAGATGAACAAAGCAGGTAGCAAGGCAGCTCCCTCTGCTGCTGACTTTAAGCAAGCGGCTAAGACGGCCAAGCCGGTAAAAAAATGATCTCACCGATTTGCATCTCAACGGTAACCGGCAAAGGGCTGGCCGTTCTGCTTGAATCGATTAAGCAATACTGCCCAGACATACCCGTTTACCTGCGCGGACCTGAGTCAGTCATTGAACACCTCCATGCTGACGTGAAAGTGTTTGCGCAAGCTACCAACTTTGGCGATGACTACAACGCCATCATTAACCGAGCGCTAGAGGACTTTGACTCTGTGGTGGTAGCTAACGACGATATCGTGCTCACGCCCACCAGTTACAAGACTTTGTTAGAGGATGTAAAGCAGTTAAAAGACGAGACTGCCGATCCAGTGGGCTGGGTGTCGGCGCGCTGTGATGCGGCGCGTCCTCAGCAAAATATTCGCACTAATCTCTATGACGAGGAGCTGCACTACTTTAAATACCCGTGCGAAGATTGCATTGTGCAGATGCCGGTGCTCAGTCCCATATTTGGCTGGATCGAGCGCGATGCGTGGGAGTGCTTTAAGTTTCCCCCGCTGAACTGGTTCTCCGATGATGTCCACTGCGAGGACTTGCGCCAGGCGGGTTTCCAGCATTACCTGAGTAGGTCCTATGTGCATCACATTGGCAGCCAGACCATTGGCTTGGATGGCGAGAGATTGACCCAGCAGGCCATGCCGTGGCTCAGAAAGAACAGACCCCATTATGCAGAGGCTTGGTTCAAATGAGTCATCCAGCACAAATCGATTTTGTCAGTGGCGTCAAGGCGCACTTCCCTGAGTTTTTTTTGGGTGGGCGGGTCTTAGAGGTTGGCGCACTGGACATCAACGGCAGCG